AAGCTGCCTCTCAGGCTTTGCGAGAGTCTGAGCATAACACGCTTGTCAAGTCGAGAACAAAACCGCAGGTCAGAGGCTTGAATTGTCGACATTTGTGCAAGACTCACATTTCTCACGTTGTCCATAGATCCACAATCCACAGCCTGTGCATCGGTGGATGAGTTTCGGCTCAGTAGCCATTAGCCTTAAGTAAGTAAACTAAATCTTCAACGCGTAAGACTGCGACCCAGTCATCGATCGCAGCCTCACCTTGACCGTTTAGGCGCATGACGGCTACGCCTAGTCCCTCGGTCTTTCGCGCTTTAAGCTGCCTCATTGTCGCAGCAGGATCAAACTTTGATCGGCTTTTTACTTCAATATCAAGACCTTCGATGCCTTGAATATCTGAGCCAGATGCCCCTGCTCCAACTTGATGCGCATGCTCCCAGCCATGATCACGCAAATATTGTGCTAATATTCGTTCACTTTCACGACCTCTTACTTTTCGTGATCGTTTAATTACTCCTTATGTGACACGTGCGGCACTCGCAAGGCTTAACCGCCCCCGCGGTTATTGGCTCGTTGCAATTGTCGCACACGTCAATACGTTTATCCATTACTAACATCATTCATCACCTGCCTCATTGAGCATGTCTTCCCAACACAATCGACAAATGTCAATCACTTCATTGTTGTTGTGAATGATTGAACGAACAGGTGCAACTGAATAACAAATCTCACAAGCTAGTTGTTTTAGCCTCATCCTGCTACCTCAGCTTCATCTTCTGGTCTGAATGACCATTTGCCGCCCGGATCTAAAACCATCCAAATCATGCGGCATTGTTCGGCTTTACGCTTCATAGGAAGACTGCAACCCCAACCACGATAAGCACCATTTTTGCCAGTCCCTTCACGAAGGACTCTAGAACCATGCTTACATTGCGGCACAGGCTCGGTAGCAAATGTCTGCTGAATAAGATCAACTGCATCCTCAAATGCGGGGACAACGTCAGCCGGTGGCTCAATCGTTGTATCCCAGATGATTTCACTTTCCTTGTTGCGAGCACTTAGAAACTCCTTCTGCTCTTGGGTGCGTACGCGTATGGGTTGCTTAGATTCTGTCTGAGCGTCCGCAACCTTAGCCATTTCCAAGCTGCTTGCTCGCTTTCCTTTAGCAGATAGTCCGAGATTTGCCAAGCATCGCCCGATTGCAGACGTTTCGCAGTTTTCAAACCAAAAATCGCGATCAACACCACGGTCTTTGCGACTACCACGTGCATAACCAATAGAGGAAGGCTGAGTATCCACATGAGTCCGAAAGCATGTCGCTCGAAATACCACAATCCCTTTTTCTTCATCGTTGCCCACTAACTCCGTAAGAATCGCGCCATCCGGATAGGTTTCATAGAACTTGTGGATGCGCGTATCCACGTCCTCATAATCATTCAAATTGAACATCTAATTGTTGCTTCCCTTCTCTGTAATCGAGCTGCTCTTTGAAGCTCCAAATCGTGCCATCGTGCCACGTCTGCGCTTCCTTAGCGCAAGTAAAGCAGTAATGCCTGTCAATGACTTTTCCGTAGACAAATGACGTAATCGTCCAGACCGCTTGCGCTTGACCACGAACATCATTTACACCCCATCGTGCCTTGCAGTAACAACACCATTGGCCTCGCTTGCTAGGCGAAATCTTTGCCATAATCAGCCCAGTCCGTTCCGACTGCCATTTCACCGGCAAGTGCCAGATAGGAGACTGCATCCACAAAACTATCCCTCGAAGGAGTTTCACAGATCCTTGAGATTTTGAGTAATCCCATGCAGATACACACGTCCAGCGGATCGATTTCCCTTCCGAAATAGCTACTCCATAGCTCAGAGATTCGCTTGAGATTAATTGCGGGGTGTCCGTATTCAAGTCCTCGCTCGCTGATTGTGTCGATAGCATCAGTCAATAAATCTTTCGCTTTGAACGACCTTGCCTCTGACGTATCCTTTAGCCCATCCATCTTGATAGCCCTTCTCGTAGATTTTTACTCCAGCCCAATAAATTAATAACATAACAATAAACAACCAGCCAATGACATAGCCGATTTGTTCCGCGGTGAGATTATTCGACATCTGCGCTCACCCCATGCACATCGAGGAAATAGGCAGCCAAAACCTCACGGCTTAATCTGCCGCGCTCTTGGCTAATGCCTAGCTTGTCTTTCGCATACTTACGAATAAAGGATGCCTTTACGTAGTGTTTACCGTCCGTGTATGCACCGGACTTACGGTCGAACCGTATAGTGCCCATGAATATCCCCTTTCAAATAGGATTTCAAATCCTATTTTGAGGGGTCTAAATGCTATTTGTCAATCTGCGACACGCCGTTATCCGTAACGCTTACCTTCCACGATAAAACTTCCATCGCGTTCTACTGGTATAGCCACAGGCTGCACTCGTTTACGATCTATGTAGATAATGCCGAAGCCCTTTTGCCAATTCATCGTTCCCTTTGTGTAATAGGCTTTAGTCTCGTCCATCAAATGACCAACCTCGAAGCCTGTCAGGATACCGGTTAAAACGCCTCCAGAGGCCGTTGTAAAGGACGAAATCCCCTGCCTATGGGTATGACCACAGACCACCGACTTACCATGCCTCTTAGCGGCTTCTAGGGCTGTTAAACCCCCTTGTGGCTTAGTGCTCTGCTCGTCACCATGCACCATAACCCAATTCTCATGAAACTGATAGGGCTTGTGATGATAGGTGATGCCTAGCTCATCGAGTCTAAGGAATCGCTCGATAGTTAGTTCGGGTAGGCCAATAAGGCCGGGTAGTCGTTTACTTAGTGAGTTATAGAGTCGGGCTGAATGATTGGATCGTGAGAGTTGGGTAATCTGTAACTCGGCGAGGACATTGACAGTTTCGTCACGGTCTCGACCAATACTGCCAGACCACTCATCCCGACCGCTTGACCATCGGCTAATTGTTTGGAAGTCGATTTCATCGCCCACGCATAGAACGTCATCAGGCTTGTATTTTCTGATGAATTGGGCGACATTTTTAACAGCTTTCTTATCGTGGAATGGGACTTGCAGATCGGATATAACTACGATTCGCTTAATCTTCGTCATCCTCATCATCTTCGTATTGATGCTCAGGATTCGGCACTATCCACTCTGGTAGTTTCATTCGTTCTTCAATAAACCAGCGTGACTTATCTTCACCGTACCCAGCCCGGACTAGAGCTTCATAACACTCAACAATTTCCGCAGCCCACAAGTCAATAGGGCGTAATGGCTCTATCTCATGGCGGCGCGCAGCGGCTTCCTTCCGCTTGCGTTTAGCGGCTAGTTCGCTTTTTGTCGGTTTTCTTGCGCTCATTAGTCAGCAATTCTAAGACCATTGATTCAAGTTTATCGATGCGCGACACGATATTGCTATCCTCGATAATCCGGGGAACCTCATGCCGAATAATGTATCGCAGACCACCGATAAGAATGGCAGCGATAGATAAACAGGCCAGCACAAAGGCTGCCCATTCTGTCGGATTCATCGTCTGCCGAAAGCCGTATCGTTCGGGTTAAGATAACGAAGGATTACTGGCAGGCTTGCCACTAGCGCAGCATTGAGGATTGCAGGTGCATCCCAGCCCACCGCTAGGTAGGTTGCGATTCCGGCTGCTAGGAAGGATCTTGACCAGCTTGCGGCGATTGCCTTGAGTTGTTCCATTAAGGGGCTCTCCTGTCAGAATTGGGATTCTAAACATACTGCCATCATGATCGCCCTTAGCAGTAAAACTAACGTGTATATGTGTCTTGTGTGGGTTTATTCCTGTGTATTTTCGCCACTTGTAGTTGCGTCTCCATGAGGCAATCTTGCCGCTAAAGATGATATAACCGATTCGCTTATCAGATCTGGCAAGTAATCGAAGCTGATCAGCAAGGTCGAACGCCTCGGATTTGTGGGATCTAAGATCAGCATCGATATCGAGGGCACGTACAATGCCTTCAGGAGAAGGATTGTGATCGGACTTACGAGCTGCATGCTTCGCATCACCGAGCCACCCATCCGAAGCTCTATCTCTATCGGGGAACGCATCGTCTATTTGCTCGCGAAGCTGTTGCCCTGCTTTGCACAGTTTGGCCATATTCCTACGAGATTGTGCCGTTTTCTTTGGCGGCTTGCTGTTCATCCCATACTGCCTTAGGCATTGTCGTATATTCGCCGTTACCTCGGTCAATGACAATGTGTTCGGTTGTTGTTCCATCTAAATTAGTCGTTTCAATAATTTCTATATTTTCCATTTTATAACTCCGCACTTAGTCCAAGATAGGCAGCGTTGCTGTTATTTCCCATAAGCCAAACGACTGTTCCTGCTGCTGGCAAGCCAGTTCCCGAGCAGGATAAAAATACGTTATCCATATTGGTGGTTCCGATTGTTGCTGTTACTGCTGTGGGAGCAGCGCCCAATCTAGCAACACCTAAATTAGTTGCGTCAATGGAAGTTGGTTTGACTCTCATTGTTACTGGCGGCTGAACAATTATGTAAGCGGCTGTTGTGCTATCGGTATTGCCCGGAGCAAACACCTCGTAATTGTTGCCCGAAGCAGAAGTCCATCGGAAGTAATACCTCTGGCAAGCGGCTAACTCGCCTTGAAGTGTGCCAGTTGCGGTTTGAAACGCGGTGGCTACTGAGCCAGCCTCTACCTGAACGCCCCAAATGTCAAAATTGTTATTTATTACACCTAGACTAATAATCAGGTCTAAGTATGAACCAGTTCCAATAGTTTTGCCCGAAATTGATGGCAACGTTCCAGTATACGAATATCTAGCCCAAGAAGTTGTAAAAGATTGGGAAGATGCTATTGCTGTATTAACGGTCCCTGAACCGCCAGAGCCGAAGTTTTGGTCAAAAGAAATTGTTGCGGTTGATGTTATTGCTGAAGCGGCTTTCGCCCAAAATGAAACCGTAACAGTCTGATTTGCTAAAGTTCTTACATTTTCAATAGGTTGACTGATAAAAGTATTAGTATTAGTTGAGTTAATTCTAAGAAAAAATTGTCCTTCATAACCTACTACTGGCGCAGTTCCAGCGGTAAAAGATTGTTGCGAAATAGTTGAAGTCGCTGAACCCCAAGAATAGGTTCTCCATCTATCCGCTCCATAACCATAACTGCTAGAAGCAGGACTAACTGACGTTCCGCGTTGCCAAATAGCAAAATCGCCGTTAATTACTTTATTTTTACCAGCCGCATAGTCACCCTGCCAGCGAAGCCCTGTAGTAGCGGCAGAATCCGCGACAAGTGTGTCACCATTTGAGCCGACTGCTAATCTATCAAAAGCATCCGCGCCAGTTCCAGCAATCAAATCACCTTTAGCATCAATGGCGGTAGCCATTGAGTTGGTAATTGTTACTGAGCCTGAGGTACCGCCGCCACTAATTCCTGTACCAGCGTTAACGGCAGTAATATCACCTGAATTGGCAATAGAAACCCAACTGAATCCATCATAAACTTCAGTAGCGTTAGTATCCTTAAGATAGGAAACCATGCCTTCAGAAAGTACGCTCGCTAAAGCAGTAGTACGAGCAGCAGCGTTGGCAAATACCATAACCACTTGCTCTTGTAGATACGTGTTTACCTGAGCTGCGGTTAATACGTCACCGGTATTAAACAGCTTATATCCTGCACCTGCCATTGTTTCTCCTTAGTAGCTCAGCACGTCTTGGTCTAGTATACCCGAAATGGACGAATCTAACACGAATCCTGCCAATAATGGCTCGCTTGTGTAGAGCGTGGTCATCCACGAACTCTTAGTAATGTCATGATGAATAGCGTTTACAAGGCTAGGCTGCGTAACTGAGGTAGCACCCGGCATTGTCTTAGTGACAAGAACGCCATCGAGCAATTCAATGTCTACCCCTGCTAAAGGCTTATTAGGGTTAGCATCGTCATAAAGATTGAGTTGGATAGAGTCCACGCGGACTTCGGGATCTTTACGAGTAGCCAAGATGCCTTGAGCCTGATTGAGAGCCTCAGCATCGGTTTGGACTAGGATGCCTGAGCGTGTGCCTGAATGTAGGAAAAACTTATCGATTGACGGCTGGTCAAAGACATTTTGCGCTGTGCCGCCTTGTCGGGTAATAGTCACGTCATTAACAAGGTTAGTGTCATCAAAGGCTACGACCGCATTTGTGTAGCTGATATTTGTGCCGTCATCGCTAAAGGTATATGAAGCGGTGGCAGGAATGGTGATCAGGTTGTTACGGCTAACGAAATCGACCCTACCCTCAGCATCAATGAAGATACCGCCGAACTCGCTATCCTCTACCGTTTTTAAGGCCTCTAGCGCGTTCCTAGACGTGCCGGGGTCGGCTTGTAGGGTACTGTCCCCAGTATCTATGTTTCGAAGGCTTACAGGCCATTCTATGACATCTAGGATGGCATTTACGCGAGCCCCTGAAAGTTGTCCAGCAGGTGCGCCAGCTACAGTCGCGATAGCACTACCAGCAAGTAACTTAAAGCCATCCACGCAACGCAAGATGACGGTTGAGACATCTTCGTTACCCTGTCTAAAGCCCGTGTCGTAGTTAGTAATAAAGCCGCTGTAAAGGTAATAGTCCACACCGAGATATGTAGCGTAAATGATTATCTGGCGTAGCGGCACAAGGTTAGGGTAATAAGCCCCAGCAGGATTCATGGGGTTCCAGTCGCCATTCTGGTCATACAACGTGACGGAGGCTGATCCATACTCGAACTGCCCATTGATGCGGTTACGGCCTCGGCGTATATTGCAACGAGTCACAAGGTCTGTAATTTCGATAGGCAACGTGCCAGAGCCTAAGCGGTTAGTGCCTAGGATGCCTTTAGTCGCGCTATCGAGGATAAGCGGATTAGTCTCGAAAGCGGTATCGCTGTCAAAGTCTACAAAGACGCGTAAGGTAGGTGCTGGCATTAGATGACGGTGCTGCTAAATAGCAGTCCCTTTCCTGTCTTTTGATACTCGAGGAATTGGTCATAGATAGTCTCAGCGAGATCTTCTTCCGCAGTTACGTTACCTTCAACGTTTACAATAATAGTGATAGGCGAAACGCCTGCTGCGGCTGCTCCGATAACCGAAGCATCAAACATCAAGCCTGCATCAGCTAGGGCTGCTGCTGCCGCTGCTGCTGCGGCTTCGGCGGCTAATGCCTCGCTAATCTTTTGGCTTTCTGCCAAGGCTGCTGCTGCGTCCGATGCGGCTTTTGATGCTGCCGCTGCTGCCAATGCGGCTGCTGATTCTTCAATCAATCGTGCGGCTGCTGCTGCGGCCTCGGCTGCAATACGACCAGCTTCGGCTGCTCGTTTTTCTTCGGCTGTTTTAGCTGCGGCTAGGGC